AGACCTCAATTTTCAAGCCTGTTAGAAGATATAAAAAAAGGTATTGTAAATAAAGTTATAGCTTACAGGCTAGATCGTATCAGTAGAAGTATTGCAGACTTTTCACAATTATTGATAATGTTTGATGAATACAATGTGGACTTTATCTCTGCTACAGAAAACTTTGATACTAACTCCCCTATGCGGTAGAGCTATGATAAATATAGTTATGACATTTGCTCAATTAGAAAGGGAAACTATTGTTGAACGTGTTACTGATAATTATTATTTTAGAGCCAATAACGGTTACTGGGCTGGTGGATATGCTCCATATGGCTATAAAATAAAGCATATTATTGGAAGTGATGGTAAAAAGCACTCTATTCTTGAAATAGATAAAGGAAAATCTAAAATAGTAAAAAAAATATATAATATGTATATTAATCAAAAAATTAGTATGAGAAAAATTGCTCAACAATTAAATAATGAAAATATTCCAACCTTGAAAAATGGACTTTGGGGAATAAATGCCGTATCTGCTATTCTTTCTAGACCAATTTACACACCTGCAACCGCAAAAATTTATGAATATTTTACTAACTTAGGTTCAAATATAACAAATGATATAGAATACTTTGATGGTAGTATGACTGCAAATTTATACGGGAATGCTAAAAAAAATACAAAAGTTAAAGCTTTAAGAAATTATAATGAAATGTATCTCTCGTTAATAAATTGTTCTCCTATTATTTCTAATGAGGATTGGTTTAAAGCTCAAAAAATAAAAGGAACAACTAAACATTTGCCACCAAGAACTAATACTTCTAAAATTTCATTCTTATGTGGATTAGTTAAGTGTGGAAAATGTGGTCGAAACTTAGTAACTCAAGGTTGCAAAAATAGATACGGAACTCAATATCATTATTTAATATGTACTAACAAAAGAAGCTTTGGAGCTTCTGCTTGTAATAATAAAATGATAGATGTTTCTAAATTAGAAAAACTCGTACTATCAGACATAAAGCAATATTTTAATTCAGACAGTATAATAAATAAAGTTAATAAGTATATTAAAGACAATGAAAGTAAAGATATCGAACTTTTAACTAAAAAAGAAAAGCTAGAAAATGATATTGTTAAGTTAAATTTACAAATAGACAAACTTATCAATTCTATTGCTGAATCTAATGAATTTACTCTAAAATATATAAATAAAAAAATAGAAGAAATAGAAATTGAAAAAGAAAATAAATTAAAAGAAATCTCTTCTTTGAATTTACCCAATAATAACAATGACGAACTATTAGACTATATAAAAAATATAAATGAGAAATTAAATTCTAACGATTTTAACGAGTTAAAAATTCTATGCAAAGCATTAATTGAAAAAATAGTTGTAACTGATAAAAATATAGACATACACTACAAAATATAGTGTATGTTTTTTTGATTTTAATATATCATTATTAAATACTAATATTTTTGCCATAAAAACCTCCCATAAATAGTTTTTTATACTATATTATGAAAGGTTCTTTATTTTAGTTCACTTATTTAACTTCTCTTGCTTTAATTATATATCTTCCCTGACTATCATCAGTACATGTTATAAGTGTTATTTCTTTTTTTCCTCCTGTAAGTTGGCTAGTGCAACTTTTATTACTTGGTTCTACAACATATTTGTCATAAACCTCATATGTAACTACTCTTCCTGATGTTTCAGAAATTGTTATTTTATCACCATTAACTAATGTTGGAACTTTACTAAAAAATAATTTATTCCTATAATTATGTCCAACTATACAATAATTTCCTACTTCATTTATATTTGGTCCCCAAAATTTACATGGAGATATTTTTAATAAACGTTCTGTCTCTTTTACGCTTCCTGTTTCTCCTTCTAATATTGGAAGGTCTACCCCTATTTTTGGAATCATTATAGTTGCTGTTGTTTGGTATGTATAACCGTCAACTGTCTTTTTTACTGGCTGATTGTTTATTTTTGTGTTTACCTCTTCTGCCTCTTCTTGTGGCTGCTGTTCATTTACCTCTTCTGTTTGTGATGAGTCGTCTAAAACAACTACTAAAACGCTGTCATCTTTTACTGTAGTATTATCTTCTTCTATGTCTGTATTTCGTATTTCTTCTAATATTTCTTGTGAAGCTTCTGCTGATTTATTTCTGTCATATTCTGCATATATGTATACAGATATTAAAACAATCATCAAAAAAATAGATAAAAGAAAATCAAACTTGTAAATCTTCTTTTTTCTTTTTAGTTCTGGCGTAACATATAATTTTTTTGTAACTAAAATTTGATTCAT